GGCATGGCGTATCAAGGACACACTCCTAACACAGGGTAGCCTCAAGGAAGCCAAGGGACGTTACATCGTAAAGGGAGAGAAGTTCTTTCACATCCCATACACAAAAGCAGAGTTGGTTAAACTATGAGCAATGAACCGCCCAAGAAACAAACCCGTACTCGACGTAAGACAGCATACAAGGGTGCAGCTTCTAAACCTGTATCGGGTATTGTACCTAAGACAGACAACCAAGACAAACTTATAAAGGCTATCAAGTCTAGTAAACAGGTTCTGATCCTTGGCCCTGCTGGTACAGGTAAGACATATGTTACTGCTACCTGTGCAGCTGACCAGTACACCCTGAAAGAGATCGACAAGATTGTTATCACTCGCCCCCATGTAGCCGTAGGCAAGGACATTGGCTACCTACCTGGCACACTAGAGGAGAAGGCACAACCTTGGGCATTACCTGTACTGGATGTCCTAGTTAAACACCTTGGTAAGGGTGCTGTAGACACAGCCCTGAAGTCTGGTAACATTGAGGTAGCTACCTTAGCCCTCATGAGGGGACGTAGCTTTGACAATGCCTTCATCATTGTAGACGAAGCCCAGAACATTGAGATACCAGAGATCAAGATGTTGCTGACACGAGTAGGCGAGGGATCAACCATTGTACTTAACGGTGACATCCAACAGTCAGACCTCAAGGGTACGTCAGGTCTAGCTAAGATCATTCACCTAGCCAAGAAGCACATGCTTGATGTACCTGTTGTTGAGTTTGGTCTTGACGACATTGTACGTAGTGGTATATGTGCTGAGTGGGTAAAAGTATTTATGAAAGAGGGCCTATGAAGATGCATGAGTATGACGAAGACAAGGGTAGTCCTGTCGATCCAGTTAACAAACCTGCTCACTACGGTGACGGTGAGATTGAGTGCATTGACTACATGAAGGACAACATGGACCACATGATGTTCATGGGTTACCTAGAGGGCAATGCTAAGAAGTACATGCACCGTTACCGTTACAAGTGTAAGCCACTAGAGGACTTGAAGAAGGCCCGTTGGTATCTAGACCGTCTTATCAGTGAGATGGAAGGACAGTAGGAATACCTTCTCTTAGCTCAACTGGACAGAGCAAGTCACTTCTAATGACTAGGTTGTAGGTTCGAGTCCTACAGAGAAGGCCAAACAAAAGCCCCCTTGGATTTCTCCTTGGGGGCTTATTTTATTTCTTTTTCATTGGTTTCTTTTTTACCATAACGACAGGCTTCTTCTTTGCACCTTTGCCGTATGGCATCTTCTTACCGTTCTTCATTGGCATATTACTTCTTCCTTTTCTTTCCTGAGGATGTTGTAGACCACTTAACTTTCTTTGGTCCTGTCTTCTTAGCAGCTTCCTTCTTAGAGATACTAGCAGCTACTGCCTTTGGCCTACAAGCAGGGTAAGGTCTCTTACTACCCTTTGCACTCTTACGACCACACGGTTTACCAGTCTTGACGTCTGTCCACTGTTCACCGAACCACTTACCTAGTCCACCCTTAGCCATTACTTCTTCACCTTGTTAGCTTTAGTGCCTTTGTACTTGCCGCCAGCCTTCTTGTACTCTTTAGTGAGCCAGGCTGAAGCATAAGCACTAGGCCACACATCAAACTTACGTTTAGCTTGAGCCTTCTTACGGGAATATAGGGCCTTGTTGGTTGGGGTTGGACTAGACATTAGATTTCCTTTCAAGTATCGTACATAAGATAGCTGCACCTAGCCCTGTACAGGCAGCTTCCATCCAGTTACTGCCAAAGTGTGTGGGGTGTACTACGATATCTGCAAGCATAGTTAACACCCCTGTTAACCAAACGGCAAACCACTTGTTGTCTACCTTAGTAAAGAGTGATGTTGCAACATAGGCTACCCCAGCTAGAGTACCTGTCTTAGATGCAGTAAGAGCATGGCTTAGTGTCAGTACAGTCAAGTCCCCTTGCACCATGCAGAGCATACAGGCTGTCCATGCTTGGCTAAACTTATCGAACCAGAGCCTTATCATTTGGTAAAGGCATCACCCAGTAGGATGATCTCTAACTTCTGTACCTGCAAGGTAAGTTCGTGTGTTGTAGAGATGTTCCAACCTAGCAGTGCTAGTAAGGCTGCAAACAATCCACCGAGTAATGCTTTGCTTTCCATGTTGTCACCACTTTACTTTGTTAGCCCAGTATGCAGCTGACATCTTGCCCTTGGCAATGTTCTTAGCATGACGAGCTTTGAATGCTTTGTTCCTAGCTGATCCGTCAGGGCTACCCTTGACACCCTTCTGTCCGAAACGGATGGTCTTAATCTTACCACCTTCTTTAGCTACGACAACATGAGACTTAGTGGCGTGACTTGGGGTAGCCTTAGGTTTGTTGAAACCTGATACACCTGCACGTTCTAGTCGTGGGTCTTTCTTACTTGGCACGGTCATTCTCCATCATGTTCTTAATAGCCTTAATGTTCTCATCAATACGGCCCATAGCCACAGCCTGTGATTGGACACTTGCCTCAAGAGCAATCAAACGTGTCTCGTGACGTACAAGCTCTCTTGTGTTACTCTCAATCTCACTGTCCAGTGAAGCCACAAACCACACAAGGGCTATAGTCTGACCAACGATTGCCAGTATAAAGGTCAGGGGTACAGACTTACTTAAATGCCATTCAGTTTCATTTGCCACAGGCTGCTCTCCATCTAGCTGAGTAGTTGTCTACTTCTATTATAGTTTGTGTTGTATCATCCTCTGATACAGTTGGTAGTGGTATGCTACACAGAGCCTCAACGGAGTTGATCGTTGTCCCGCAACCTGTCAAGAGCAGCATCCCGATCAGTGTTAATCTCAACGGCATCAATCTTCTCCCTTGTTTCTTTGTAGCCTTCTAGGTCTTTGACCTTCTGCTTTTGTTTCTGTGTCTGCTTACCGTAGAAGTACACCCCGACGAGGACACCCATACCTGCAAGCAGACCAGAGACCATACGACCTATCTTAGATGTCAGTAGGCTTAACATTAGTTACCTCTCTAGTTGGTCGAGGAAGTATTGGAGTGCTTCAGCCTTACGTTTCTGGCCTTGCTCAGTCTCACCACGTGTCAATGAGTTAGCTATCATGTTACCAAACACAGTGTCGGCACGGATACCGAAGTAATCTAAGAGTTCCTTCACCTTGTCGTCTGGAATATCCTCATCTAGTTGGCCAAGGAAAGACCTTACATCCTCACTTAGACCCTCAGCTATAACAACTGCACTAGGATTAGTATCTCGACTTTGAGGCTCTTCAAGCTCTTCAGGAGGTGACTTTGCCAAGTCAGCATCTAGTCCCGCACCTGTCGTAGGTTGGTCTAAGTCTACACTAGGTGTAGTCAAAACACCAGGTGACGTAGACATTACGTCAGGGCCTGTGGGTCTAGGAGGTAGTTCAGTAGTTGTGATACGTTGCTCAAGGGCTATGCCGCCTTGTCCACCACTACCAGCTGACTGACGTACACGTTGTAGGGCCTCACCTCGTGTTACTGTGCCATCACCACTTACATCCAACCCACGGTTAGCTGCATAGTTGTCGGAACCTTCACGGTACATTACATAGCTGTCATCTTTACCTACACCAGCTGGCCAGTGAATAGCCATGTAGACATCACCAAGGTTCTTCATACGACCTTTGTAAGGTTCGAGGTACTTCTTAACATAGACCATCTGTTCTACGTTAGACATCTGAGCAAGCTCTGCTGTAGATGTACCAAGACCCTTGGCAGTGCTCTCCAGGAACTGGATCAAGCCTGTAGCTGTACTACCTGGGTTCTTAATGCTTGGGCTAAATGTGCCGACAGTCTCGAAGGAGATAGCTGTAAGCAGGTCAGTGCTATTGATACCCAAGTCCTGAGATGCAGTTTCAACAGCACCAAGGAAAGCACCATCATCAGCAATTACATTAAAACCTGTAATCATACTAGGGTCTATGTCAGAAGTTGCACCAGCAGGTTCTTCTACAGCAAGACCTTTGAGGGTGTCGTTGATAACACCGATAGCATCTCTACGATCTACAGCACCCTCAAGGCTATATAGACCAGCATCTCGAACTACGTCTGTCACGTCCCTCATTCTTCGGAAGCCGTCACGTACACCAGATAGTATGTCGCCACCATAGTTTTTCTGCAATGAACGGTTAAAGTCTTCGATCCTAGATGCTGGAACTTTAGTCCGTAGCTGCTCTTGGTCGATAACGTAGTTAGAGCCAGTCCAAGTGGCCGTAGTTGTAGCCTCAACAGCTGCAAGGTTACGTTGCTGACGTACCAACTCAGTGTTCAAGCCACTACTTAAATAACTACGGACTACGACAGAACCCTCAGGGTCAATACCATCCAGTGTATTGACGTTCTGAATGAACTGTGGATTACCTACAAGCTCCTTCAGGAATGAAGCCGACAGGAAGTCATCATTCTCCATACTCATCAGAACTGCACCGATACCTGCACTGTTTTCTACGAACTGTTGACGACCCTCAGGACGTTGCAGTGCATTAGCATCTGTAAGTTTAAGTAGCTGACCTGATGCATCCAGACCATCGTAGTACTGCTGAGGGGAGAGGTCTTTTACTAGACTTGCTACAGCAGCTGGCAGTGTGTCAAGAGTAACGTTACCGCCAACTGTTTCACCCAAACCTGTTTGTTCAACAATGTGGCTAAACAACTGAGGTTGTGTAATATCTAGGTTGATTGACTTACCTGTCTTCATGATGAAGTTGTCTATATCCGTACCAAAACCTTGAATATCTCTCAAGGATGTTGGGTCTTTGATTGCTGAAGCAGCTGCAAGGATGGACTCAGTAGAACCTTCACCCTCTTTTATAAGAGCATTAGCAAAGGCTGTAGTAATCTCTTCGAACAGTACGTCAGAAGATGAAGCCTTAGTCAGAGTAGTAAGAAGGTTATCAATGCTTGTAATCTTAGCTTGGGTAGACTTCCACTGGTCATCAGATACACCTGAAGGACGAGACACACCGACCTTAAGCTGAGACCAGGATGCTGACAGATTAGCTAAAGCCTGTGGACCTACAGTCCCACCCTGTTTTTGAGTAGTTACCAGAGCACCAAGGTTAGTGTTAAGGAATGTGTCAATAGCAGTACCATAAGCAGCCTCAGTTTGGACTGACCACTGGTATCCTTGCTCTGCTTTAGAACGAGCAATAACATCAGCAGATGCCTGTAGTGTAGCCTTCTGACCAATGGCATACTCAATACGTTGCTCATCTGAAGAATCCTGGGGCAGGAGAGCATAGGAGGCTATATAAGATGCCTGTACCTGAGGGTCTTGTAGTGCTTGCTCACGCATGAAGTCTTCGTTATCACGGCCATACCCAGCCCATGCACGGCCAGTAGTCTTAGTGTAGACATTCTGGTAGTCCGTATCGAACTCAATACCCTGCGTAGCAAAGTTAGTAGCCAACTGACGTTCAGCAATTAGAGCAGCTTGCTCACCCCTCTCGTTACGGATAGCCTCTACACGTTCAAGACCCTTAGCAAAGGCTCCAAGTTGAGGATCAATCGTAGTTGAGCCACTAGCACCACCGCCACCCCGTTGAGATGCTGAGTAAGACTGTAAGAAGTCCCCGCCTAGTCCAGCTAAAGCAGCCAGCATAGAGGGTTCCTCGACAGGCCGTTCATAGGCTACTTCACTTTGAAGTTTCGGGGCAAAGAGATCAGCCATTATTCAGTACCTTTCAGGATGGATTGTGTAGCCTGTAGGGCATACAACTTATCTTGTTCGATCAAATTAGTTTGTATCTTAGACCAACTCTTTTCGAGGGAAGTACGAGCTGATCGACGGAGTTGCCTTGTTTGTGAGGAGGAGAAGCCAGAGAAGCTGATACGTTCGTGTAGTTCCTGCATCAGCTGGATGGCCTTATCTACATCACCACGATCACCCTCCATCAGGGCAAAGATATACTCAGCATCACGGTTCACTTCTTTACGGAAGTCAGAGAACTTTCTGTTGCTTGTATAAATCTGACCTAGACGACTGTAGTTCTCTACTACCTCAAGAGGTGTGAAGCCAGTCAAGGCTACAATACCATCACCGATAGTCATCTCACTCTCAAGAGCAATGCCATTCTTACTACGATATACACCGTTGTTGAAGATACCGTAAGCCTTGGCAATGTTGTCCAAGCCAGACGGTTGACGTAGAACCTTGATTACATCCTCAGTAAGACTTGCAGTCTGGCCGTTAAGCAGGGAGTTAGCCGCATCTGTAACAGCATTGTACAAGTTACCTGCAATCTCACCAGATGGGCCTAGAAGAGCACCGTAGGCACTCTCTTGTGTGACCTTCTTGTAGGTGTCTACGATAGCACCTACAGGGGCGAGACGTTGACCAACACCAATCTCTACGTCACCACCAAGAGCAGCAATAAGTCCGTCAATCATACCATATTTTAGGCCGACATACAAGTCACTGTCAGGTGCAATACCTGTCTTCTCACCGATGTAATCAGCTGCACTGCCAAGACCAAAGCCTGTTAGTCCGTACATAGGCATGAGTGCAGCAGCTAGTCGAGCACGTTCAGCTACAGTAAAGTTACGACCTACCAATACAGATTCCATTGAACGGAGTGTGTAGGATAACCACTGTGTAGGAACCTTCATAAAGCCTGACTGCACCTTACCACGGGACAGAGAGGACATGTTGAAGGTCAGGTCTTGTTCACGACGAGTGATCCACTGACGAGCCTCATCAGATAGAGCAGAGACATTAGGGAACTTAGCCTTGAACTCAAAGAATGCTGTGTTGATACCAGTCAGACGAGACAATCGTTCGCCAGCCTTAAATGGCATTAGACCTGCATCAAGACCTTTGGTTGCCAACTTGCTGATGTTGTAGCCTACACCACTCAAAGCTGAGTAGCTCATGCTCTCACCATTCCAGCCTGAGATACCGAAGCCAACCCCTGTACCATCTTCGATAGCATCACCGTCTACAATAGCACGACCAGAGGTGCGGATGTACTCGAACAGTTCACCTGCATCCTTCTCAGAGATAGAAGCAGCCCTAGCTAGACGTTTGATAGCCTCTTGCTGTAGCTCAGGTGTGGTAGCTCGTAGTGCAGCCCGTACTGGGATCGTCATAGCTGCACCCTTGAGGCCATGCTTAGGGCTGATAGCCATGATTGTAGTAGCATGGAAGGACTGCATGAAGAACTGAGATACGTTAGCAAACCCAAAGGCAGACTGGAAACCGATCTTGAGGAGACCGTTAGATGGGTCACCAAGGTTGAGTTGCTTACCTGTCTTATCAAAGACAAACTCAGCTACACCTTGGCCAATGTTAGCCATTGAACTAGCAGACTCGTCACTCATGTTCATCTTACGCATAGTGATGTCACGGAGTTCCTTCATGCTGCGGGAGAACTCATCAGTGCCACTGATACGAGCATTACGGAACAAGGTCTCGTAGTCGTTAGGAGACACACCATCAGGGAACCAAGTCCGTCCGTTCTGTTGAACCTTCTTGACCCAGCCAACCATAGCATTACGAGCATAGGCTCTGTTGCTGTAGGTGAATACTGAGTTACCCATCTGACCTAAGACAGAGTTGATAGGGTCTTCGTTGTAGGCTTTACCACCGCCGAAGTCCATCAGTACACGGTCATTACGGCGCATGTCGTTAGATACGTAGTCATCAGCCTTCATGCCTGTGAAGACATCAGAGCTTGCTACATCACCAGCTAACAGATCATCGTTACGGCCTTTGTAGCCAATAGTACCACGAGTAAAGTCCCAACCTTCATCAGCAGCTAGTTTCTTAAAGTCATCGTAGTTCTGGATACTAGGGTTCCAGTCGTTGTTCTGTGCAATGATGTCATCAATAGCCTCATCACCATCGTCGATAGCCCGTTTGATACGGCCCAGCTGGTCAACGGCAGTCTTAGCTTGCTTCTCAGAGAACGTACCCATCAAAGCCTTGAGGCGTTTATCCCCTAGAGTAACGAAGTAGTTGAGGTTAGGGTTAGCTCGTGAACCACCAGGGTTGTAGCCCATGACATCTGTAGGCTCAATGATACGAACCTTCTTAGGCTTGACTACATACTCTTGCCCATCAGGTGTAGGCTTATCTAGCTTCCAGATAGGAATACCGTCTTCTACATCCTGTATTCTGATCTTACCGTCAAACTCACCATCAACTAACTTGGCATCCTCAGGTACGTCAGAACGGTTGACCCTTTTAGCTGGTGCATAGAAGTCATCAGCTACCTTGACAGAGTTTTGATAACCCTTCTCAATGTAACGGTTAAGCATTGATGTAGTCTTGAGCAAGTAGTCAGCTTCTTCTACAGTAGCTAAAGCATGGTAAGCATCGTAAGCACGGTCACTAGGTGCTAAACCTCGTGGGTGCATCTGTTGATACTTAACTGCAAACTCTTCCTCAGTATAACGTACACGTAGTGCAGCATCCTTACCGTCACGTAGTTGTGTGTAGACAGACTGGAGAGTAAACCGTTCCTGTGCATTAAGTTTCTGTAGAGACTTAGTGTAAGGGTCGATGATATTCTTAACAGCAGCCCTAGCACCTTCAGCCATGTTAGAAATATTAGTAAGACGTTGAACATCACGGAGTGCAGCTGACCCCATGATCTCGTTGTTCATCACACGGCCAAGTGTACTACGGACTAGGCCAGATTCAATACCCAAGTCTGGGTCGATAGCCTCCTGTAGACCACTGAGGTTCACACGTTCAGACACCTCAATAACGTAGCCCTTAGACAAGTCATTGACATCTACTGGTGCTACAGCAGCCTTTTCTACTATCTGGCTAATTTCGTCAGCTAAGTTCTGCACACTTTGAGGGATACCCCCGTCAGCCATAGGATTGAAGGGTGTGCCGTCAGATGCCTTACCAAACTTAATAGACGTAACGTAGTTACCTAGACCTTCATCCAAGACCTTCCAGTCAAAGACAGGGTTAGTTACTTTCTTTGTGTACTTCTCAGCAATCTTCTTACCCGCAAGATTGATAGCCTCAGCATCAGCAAGAGGACCGAAAGCACCCTTACGTTGTAGGTCATCAATACCTTGGATAATGTCATTCTGTGCAAACTTCTCAGTGAACTTAGCAGCTGATGGTCGTACAGGCTGTGGGGCTAGATCAAGGTTAGACGGGGCTACGTTACCTAAGACCTCAGGGTCAGGGCTAGTACGAAGGATAGTCTCACTAGCTTCAGCAGCCGCATCAGAACCACGAATAGCCCCTACACGACCAATCGCAGTAGAGGCTTTCATTGAAGTCTTGACAGCACCTTTAACACCTACCGCAGCAAGCTGACCAATACCAATAAGGTCTAGGGCAGCAAAGGCTTGGTTGATACCTTTGTTAGGATCGAAACCAGCACCTAGAGTTTCTGTAGTCAGGTCTTGCAAAGCACCTAGAGTGTTCTCAGCAAAGATACCCTCTTTAGATACGTCATCAGCAAAGTTATTGAACCATTCACGGAACTCAGTAGGGGAGAGTCGGGCAGCAGCATTAAGAATGTCACGGCTCTGTGTCTCAGTCTTAGATGTGATAGCTTCGATTGTACCAATAGGTGATACATCACGAAGGAAACGGTCAACAGAGTTGAGTGTCCTCTCGAATGGACCCTTACGGCTTGCAATCTCAAACTGACGGTCAGAGATAATCTCTTGAGCAATCTGATAGTTTGTAGATACACGAGCATCAGCAGAGGAGTAATCAAAGTTGTTGACTGTGAGGGCTTGTTCAGCAATGAAGTCAGGGGTGCTCAAGAACTCATCAGTCTTAGCACCCATGTCAGCAGCTTCTGTAGCTAACTCTTCAGCTGTCTTGTTCTGTGTGTAGCCACGGAGGAATGCTTCGTAGTACTGGTTCGAAGATGAGTCAGTTACTTTAACCTTAGCTTCGTTAGTCCCTAGCTCTTCCCCAGTTACTGCTACAATATCCTCTGTGCGGTCTGGACGAGCTTCTGAGGCTGCACCAAACTGTTTGTCTAATGATTGAATTTTGATGTTGTAACCGAGTGGGGAGTTATTAGCCATTGTTATTAACCCAGTCCTTTAAGGAGTTGACCTTCAGTAGGAGGAGTGACACCTCCACCAAATGCTCCGAAGCCGCCAGCTGCACTAAATACCTGACCACCTAGACCTGCAACAGCACCAGCTGTCTGAGCATTCTGGCTTGCAATACTAATCTCTTTAGAGAGACCAGACATCTGACCCGCAAACCCAAGACTACCACCTAGCTGTGAACTAAGGGAAGACAGACCACCGCCAAGGGCAGAACCGCCAGTAACACCAGCACCCAAGGCTGTAGCCTGTGTCTGTGCTCTACGAATCTGTGCCTCACGGATAGCCTGACGTTGGCTACGTTGTGCCTGTAGTTGCTGCTGGCGTTGTTGAGCACGAGCAGCTTTCTTCTGTTGGCTGACTGAAACGACTGTTCCAACTACGGATGCAACTCCTGCTACTGCCGTAATTACGGGTAATGCTGCGGGCATTTAATTTACTCCTTAAATTGATATACGTGGTACTCTTCTGAGTCGCCTACGTATTCAAAGCCTAACATAAACACTAACTTGTTTATCTTATCTTCTGGTTCAACAGCTGCAAAGATTGCTTTGTAACCTGCTGTCTCGAAGAACCTCCACCAATCCCTGAGTAAAACTCTCATTTCAAAGAAGACACCCTTAGTCATCTTATCAATAGAGGGTAAATGGATAATGATAAAGTCTTCGTTGTACTCTAGTCTAATGTCGAAGCATGAACCTCGTATTCCGTGTAGGCTTTTAGAAACGTGTGTTTGCTGCACTAATAATCCCAAAGCCTAGGAGTACGAAGTCTTTGCCCTGTTCACTCTCGAAACGGAGCCTCATACTACGGCCATGACCTCTCATTTTAAGTCGTGTGGTTACGACATTTTCAGGGTAGTCCCAAGTATTCAAGGCAGACTCATTAACGACTGGCATGTACTTAAGACGATAGGCTTGCTGTGGTGTAGACGAAGTGTTGTTACGGAAGTCCCAGTAAGAAGACACCAACAAGGAAGACTCTCTGACTGGAGTATAACCTAATTCGTCACTTCCTGCAAATCCTGTTTCAGTAGGCCGTAGATACACTTGGATATAAGGTGCATTCTTCTTGAGGACTAGATCACCAAGGAAGTCATAACCAGCTTCAGCATAGCTACTGTAGTTAGCATCACCCCAGTCTAAGAACTCAGTACCTTGAAAGAACCCAAAGGTCATCTTGCTAGTGGCTGCATCAAAGATCATCAAGGCTACAGAACTATCAGCCTGGGCTAGTTGAGTTATCTTGTTGATTACTACGTCATCCCCACCTGATGTTAGTACATCGTCACCGTTAGAGGTAAACACATCGAAGTCTACAAAATCAGAACCAAAGCCTTGTAGATACTCAGAGCCGATAATGTAGCTTGTGTTCGAGGTACTGTCTGATACTTCCCAAGGGTAGAAGGCTTGAATAGAGATGTCTAACGTAAGTACACGGTTCTTCTTGTTGAAGACACCCTCACTATTGTTAGGGTAGAACCAGTGTACTCGTTTGTTTGTAGCATCATACGAAGCAATACAACGATCCTTAGCATTGCCGTCAATCTTATCAAAGAACTTCTGGATAGTGCTAATACTTAGGTTCTGCTCTTGACCACGACCACTTACCTGATCGAAGGACACTGTGTGGATACCATGTTTGGACCACCACATAGGGACACCCTCTACAGATACAAAGGTAGAAGCATTGTTGAGGCCGATCTGAGTAACCTGTGAGATAGAATACTCAGTAGCACGGAAGACGTTATCAACACCACTGATCTGCCACACACCATTCTCAGCAAACACAAACAAGGTAGAACCAAAGACGTGTAACTTTTGGATGTTGTAAGCATCAGGGATTACAATGACACCACCATCCGTATCAAGTAGATCACTGATCTCTTCGGATGTAGGATCATTCTGCTGATAGCACCGACCAGCTTCAGTGATGTTATCTAGCTGTTTACTGAATAGTATTCTACCACCATTCTTAGCTGAAGTCAATCCAGCATAGAATACACGACCAGAGAATGCAGCTACAGTCTTGAACCGTGTAGTCTCAGTCTCTGTTGTCAGGCCGTCACGGACCTTGTTAAAGAAGTCTAAGATAAAGTGACCGTTCCCTGTAAGGGATGTACCACTAAATACCTTCTGCCACTCAGCCTCACTGAAGTCACCGTCAGCATTCTTACCTGAGTACCAAGGGTGTGTGAGGGGAGGGTAGGCTGTGTTGGCTGTCTCGTATGTTGTTAGAGCTGCATCACCTTTAGTGCCTACCCACCCTGCGTTCTGTGTGTCGTAGATACGAGCAGCTGAAGGGGAGGCTTCCTCGGTAGAGTAGTATACCGTATCACCCTGCCACTCAAAGTCCCTTGTACGAGGAGTGATCTGTGCCGTGGAGACTGCGTCAGCTTGTGGATCGTAGGTAATGTAGAAAGGGTTGATAGCCTCCGAGACTACAACGAGATCACCATTGATAGCAGCAAGTTGAATTTTAGCTGTACCTGCACCTGGGCTACCAGACTGTTCAAAGGCCGTCATGTCTACAGAGAAGGACTTCTGGTTGCCTGAGTAAGGCTCAGAGGAGATGTTGTAGAAGTATAGTGTATAACCGTTCTGGACTACAATAAACTCAAGACCTGCCTGACCAGCTACGTTATCCCAGAGACCTGTAGTAAATTCAAAGTCATTATTAACAGTAAAGGTGGACAAGACATTACTCTCCTCCACCTCAACAGCTAGTCTACGACGACGAGAACCATCTCTCTCAAGGAGACAGTTAAGCTCATCAATGGAAGCATCCTCAGGGAATGTTAGTTCACCTGCCTCAGTTATCAGGCCCTTGATGAACGTGTTTACTACCTTTTGGCTTAGTCTTTGAGGCATTTTGTTTCTTCCGTTCTTCTCTGGCATTGCTGAAGTGTTCACGACGAGCAGCTTTAGTTTCTTTAGATTTACGTACATAAGTCTCAACAGCAACTTTAGCCATCTTCATGCTGGAGTACTTACCACTTAGCTCACTGGGTAGGAGACCCTTGGCAAACTTAATCTCAAAGAACCTGTAACCGCCGATAGATTTCTCAATGATAATATCCGATACAAACTTATCAGACTTACAAACACACCTTTGGTTAGCTGTGTCTTCCTCAAAATGAACCATTAGGTTCTCCCGTAATGTGGTCTCTTATTTACTTGCTTGGTTTTATACATGTCATTCTGTACGAAAGACTTAAGACGACGAGCAGACTGTTCAACCTTTGGGTCACTTCCTGACTTAAACAAAGAGAAGCAAACAGACTTAGCTTCAGCTAGAAGGTAAGGCAGCATGGTGTCATCAATGTCAGGTGTGAAGTCATCAGTCTGGCTGAAGGTTGGGTAGACGTAGCCGTAGGCCCGTGTCTTACTGTTTTGTAGAGTTGTTTCTACAGAAGCATCGAAGCTATTCATGACAATGTTCTCATCATCAAAGCTAGTATAGTAGGTAGGCATACGATCATTGCGGATGTACAGAGGTGTGCCACCCTTAACGTCAGTTACTACAATACCTACGTCAGGTGTCATACGGTCTAGGAAGACCATAGGTTCTACGTAGATTACATCTGCATAGTTAGTCCCAATGTCATACTGAACTACGTCTAAGACACGAGTATTAGCTGGGTAGGTAAAGTGTGTAGGCTTAGTGCTGTCAGACAGAGAAGTCAGCTTAATAAGTTGACGGTGCTCAGGGATATCCTTTGCGGCTACAATGTTAAAGAAGGTATCCTCAATGACAGAGGCAATCTGTTGAGCTTCTACAGTATCTGAGATAGAGTTTACAGCCTCTGAGTCCATGTCACTCAGGATGGATTGGGTCATCTCTAGGAGGGTACGTTTCATTACACATGCTCCACTACAATTGAAACCATGAAGTCAACATGGCTAGTAGGCCCACCATCTGTCTCTACAAGAATGTAGTCGTTATCTGTTACTGTGTTATTAGTTGTTGGGTTCACAAAGTCTACGTCACCAGCTGCTGATCCAGATTGGGTAACTGTGAGAGTACCCATGGTTGAAGAAGATGAGTTCTTAACTGTAACAACTAGGTCACTACCAGCAATAGAACCTTCAAGTACTGACGTTACTCGACTAACGGTTCCACCGAAAGGAATAGGAAAGTACAGGTTCTCCGCAGTGGAGATGTCTGCAAAGTGGAGTGTGAATACTGAACGACGATGATCTTCCCAAGCACCTGAACCTGATCCGTTAGCTACGTACACCTCACCTGTAGAGGCAGAGGCTACACCCTTAGGCTCATGGAGATATGGATCAGTGAGTGTTGAGTGGTTTACGTTAGCCATTAGGACATCCTTAGGTTAGTGAAGTGTATATACTTAGAGGATATACCCCCTGGGAGACAAAGAGATTATACAAGCATTCTCAAATCTGTCAACAACAAAATAATAATAAGTAGGAAGGGGAGCCGAAGCCCCCCAACCTTTAGGTTTTATACAGCAGGGTTCGTTACGATAGAAACGATACCTTCTGGACGGTACTTCTTAACACCGTAACGAGCAGTAGTTACATACTCGTGACGTTGGAAGTCTTTGTTGTACTCGTAGTCAACCTCTGGAGCCTGACGCCATGCACCCACGAATGGGTTAGCACCTGCATCAGAAGAGAAGAACAAGTTAGCAACACCGTTGTTTGTAGAGAAGTCCTGTGCGGTTGTGCCGTCACGTTCCAACAAAGCACCATCAGCTACAGTAGCTTTCAGATAGTTGGATGTGTAGACGTCAAAGCCATAGACGTTAGCTACGAAACGCATACCAGTTGCGATACCGTCACGAACAATGCCTTCCCACATTGGGTTGTTTGACACGTTAGACAAGTTAGTCAATGTGTTCAAAGTGAACTCAACAGATGGGTCAACAATAGCAACCATACCACGATCTGGCACGTTAGCTTTCTTCAGGGAGTAACGAGCAAATGCGAAGTCTTCTACTTCTAGACGACCTGCGTTACCACCAGCTACACGGTGAGCAATACCGTCTACAGCTTCTGCGGAGTTAGCTGTTACGCCAACTTCAGGAGATGCAAATGTAGTGGACTCGAAGTGCTCCATGATTGCACGTTCCTGCTCAGGAACAAAACGTGCTTCCAGCTGTGCAGAGTAGAACGAATCCTGTGCAGCTTTCTTGGTGATGTAAGAACCTGACTGGAGGTACTGATCAATAGTGAAAGAAAACTCGGCTGTGTCCATAGGAACGTAAGAAACCTGAGTATCTTCTGTGTAAGAAGAAGTGGTTGTCTCACCGATTGTTGGGATAGTAAATGTATCACCGTCTGGGAAGCCGTCAAGCATACGGACGTACCGTTGTGCTTGCATCTCATCACGGAGAATGTCTTTAAGCTCAGAGGAGTAAACCTCGGAACGAATCAGACGTTGCATGTCTGTATTAGAGGAAATCATACCAGCCATTGTGCTAGTCCTTTCTTAGAGTTTAATTGCCGAAACTGTCACCCAGTCGCATCTTATCTTCCATAAGTTGTTGCTGGACTTTAGGGGTGTAGTATTCGTTAGGATTTGATCGACGTAGGTTCTGGTAGTGTGCCCAGTTACGTTCCGTCGATGTTTGCATGTTGACACCTTCTGTACGAACCGAACCTTGCACCATTGGATTAAAGTTCTTCTTTGGTTCACCGATCAGGCTAAAGAATGCGTTAGGGCTTTCAGCAGCAATCTCTTGCATACGTTCAATACTAATACCTAACTCATCTGCTTTCTTCTGGACTGTTGCCTTGGCTTCTGTGCCGTAGCTCTTTTCCAGTTCCTGATCCACGATTGATAGATTCTGCTTTACCAGTCCATCTTTCTCTCGTGCAGATAGTGTCTTTTCGACAAGGCTCTTCAGGTCATCCTCACTCAGATTAGGGTTGGTATTCCCGTCTGATGTGCCACCAGTATTATTATTGTTGGACATTGCAGCATTCGCAGTGGTGGTGTCTGCGGCCTTATTCTGCAACTGGTCGAGAAGTTTCTGGGCATAGTCCTGTTTACCTAAGTCTTCACGCATCTGTGTGAGTTGTGACTCAAGTTGTTGGATGTAGCTGTCAGCTTCTAATTTGCCTTTAGCTAGTACCTCAGGGTTTTGCCAGTTCTCTCCCTTAGCCTCTACGAGCTTTGCTACAAAAGAGTCCTGTGGTGGGGAGTTCTCAGTAGTTACTTGCTCTGTCTGAGTTGTCTGTGTGGTTTCAGCACCCTCAGTAAATACACTCATAGTTATTCCTTATCCAGTGTGATTAATTTAATCAGATCGTCCAGAGCCTGGTTGTACTCATTGGCAGCAATCTGTCGAAGTTCCCAATTTGGAGCTTCATAATCACGAACGGATTGTTTCTTTTTGTAATCACGTTCGAGAATCTCTTTGAGAGAATCGAAGGCATTCCGATAACCTAGTACCTCAGCCTTTCGTTTCTCTTTCTGACCTGTCTTAAGACCTTTAAGCCATGCTGACTGCATGATTACCGTGGCTTCTTACGGAGTGGACGGGGTGGCTGCTCACGCATCTCAGCACTAGGGCTAACGTCCACAATGCGGTTACGGCCCAGTGGCAGAGGCCCTGCTGTACGCATCTCGGCCCGTGGGCTAACATCTACGAAAGGACGAGCCTTAGGTCTGATGGACGTCTTAGGGCCTGTAGGACGGGCCTTGGGTCTGAGTGTTTTCTTCATGGTTAGATTCCCATTTCTTGAGCAGCCATAAGCTGTTCTTGATTAATAGCTTCAGCTTCTTGCATCTGCTGTTGTGTTTCTAGTTGCTCAGTAATTTGAATGTTCTCACTGAACAATGTTGGCTCACCTAGTTCATCTGCAAGGATACGAGCAAACTCTTTACCTGACATGTGTGCTGCTACAGAAGGATCAGATA